TTGATGGGACGGGGGATACGCTTTCATTGGCAAGTAATGCAGCGTTTAATTTGGCCTCAAGTAATTTTACTTTAGAGGCGTGGATTTACCAAACAAGCGGCACTCTTGGGTCAATTATCAACAGACGCCCGGCTGCATCTTCAACTGGATGGCTGTTTGCGGCTGGAGAGTTTTCTGCTACTATTGGAGGCACTTGGCGGCAAAGCGTAATAACGGCTACAGTTCCAAACAACGTGTGGCTGCATGTGGCTTTAGTCAGAAACAGCAACACATTTACGCTATACCACAACGGCACTTCTGTTGGGACTTACACACAAACAGGCGCGGTAGAGGATTTGACACAAGCCGTTGTAGTAGGTGCGGCTGGGGGCACTACCGAAATACTGTTTACTGGTTATATTGCAAATGCCCGTATGGTTGTGGGCACCGCCGTCTACACAGCCAACTTCACCCCGCCGACCACGCCTCTTACCGCCATCACCAACACCAGCCTGCTGCTGAACTTCACCAACGCAGGCATCTTTGACGCGGCCACGATCAACGATGGTCAGACCGTGGGCAATGCTCAGGTCAGCACCACGCAGGCAAAGTGGTCTCCGACCAGCATGGCGTTTGACGGCACGGGAGATTACCTGACCGTCATAGACAAGCCAGAACTGAGATTTGGTACAGGTAATTTTACGGTAGAGTTTTGGGTTTATTTTCCTTCTACGTCGCCAGCAGCAACTTTTGTAGAAAAAGGAACTGGTGCTGAATGGGGAATTTCCGTAAACCCAGGCGGGGGCGGAAGTGGGACATTCCCTTTACTGTTTAGGTGGGCCAGCACAGGGTCAAATTTGACTGGGCAGATAACTGCTAATGCTTGGACGCATGTTGCAATAGTGCGAGAAGGTACGGGCACTAATCAAACCAAGTTTTACATTGGCGGGACCAACACTGACACTTTGACAGTTTCCACAAATTTTAATCAGACAGGAACGCTGTTTGTTGGGGCAAGGTCAGGTGGTTCTGAACCACTAAACGGCTACATCCAAGACCTGCGCATCACTAACGGTTACGCCCGCTACACGGCTAACTTCACCGCACCCACCGCAGCCTTCCCGACGCTATGACGCTCTACAGCAAAAACGGCTCCATCCCGAAGCCTGAGACGGACGGCACACCCGGCTGGGTGGAGGTGCCTGAGCCTCCTGTGCCTGGACCCGGTGAGGAAACAGTCTGGTGGTGCCCGCCTGGGTGGGTGGTGCGGCCTGTGGAGCCTGCGCCGGTTGAGGGCTATGTGTGGAAGTGGAGCCAGAGCGAGGAGAAGTGGGTGGACTATCCTATCCCGCCCGACCCGCCTGCACCACCGCCCCCTCCTCCCCCTCCTAACGGCACCATCACTGTCCCGGCTCTTTTGCCTAGCGGGAACGTAACGCTATGAACATCAAGCCCGCCAAAGGTCCGGTTCGCTGGTGGTTGAAACTTACCGGCTTTGCGGGCATCACGCTTCCGCCGTTCGGAATTTACATCTTGGCCGAGCGGTTGACTGATCTTGACTTGATCCGGCACGAGCGGGTGCATTGGGCGCAGTACCAGCGTATGGGTGCGATCAAGTTTTACCTGACGTATTTGTGGCAGATGCTGCGCTATGGGTACTGGAATTCACCGATGGAGCGCGAGGCGCGAGGTGAATAGTGCCAGCACAACTTTACGGCGACTCAACCTACGGTAACGGCACCTTTGGTGGTGACGCGCCGAATGACGCCTATGGTGCATTTACATACGGTAGCGGAACCTACGGGAACCCAGCAGGCGGTTTAGTTGTTGTTACGGGGGTTCAGGCTACTGGACAGGTAGGAACCGTTGTTGCCACGGGCGGCGCACTGACAAGTTTGTCAGGCGTTCAGGCTACCGGGCAAGTAGGAACTGTCACAGTTGTTGCCACAACCAGTGTCACGGCTGAGGTTACCGGCGTCCAAGCTACGGGGCAAGTTGGAGATGTTTCCGTAACAGGCGGCGCGACTGTTCTGCCCACAGGCGTACAGGCACAAGGCCAAATTGGCACGGTCACTGTAGAACTGGTCCTGACGGTTCCCGTCACAGGGGTTCAGGCGCAAGGGTTTATTGGCACTGTCTCGGTCACGGGCGGCGCTATCATAGTTCCCACTGGCGTGCAAGCGCTTGGACTGGTAGGATACGTCAATGTCTGGGGGCTGGTGCCCAACACTCAGAATCCAAATTGGACAGGGGTTGTAGACGCTCAAACGCCGGGGTGGGTCCCAGTACCAACAGTCCAAGGTCCGAATTGGACCCAAATGATCAACTGAGGTTCAAATGCCTTCATACACCACAAGCCTTCGACTGGTTCAGCCTGCTACCGGGGAGTACTCTGGAACCTGGGGCACGGAGGTCAACAACGGCCTGACGGCGCTGGTAGACGCTTCTATTGCAGGAACCTCCAGCATCACGATGACGGCGGCAAATTTCACGCTGACCACGGCCAACGGCGCATCGGATCAGTCACGGGCCATGTTCCTCGTGCTTGGAGGAACGCCGGGGGCTTCGTTTGCAGTCATTGTCCCTTCGGTCAGCAAGCTGTACTTTGTGACCAACAACACGGGGTTTGCTCAGACGGTCAGAACTTCTGGCACGGGGATCTCGGTTCCCAACGGTGCGTCCATGACCTTGCGGTGCGATGGCACGAACGTAGTGGTGGCACAGAACTACTTTGCCTCCATGACGCTGGGCGCGGCGTTGCCTGCGGCTTCGGGGGGTACGGGAAGCACATCGGCTTTTACCGCTAACGGGATCGTCTACGCATCTTCAACGTCTGTTCTGGCTACAAGCAGTGCTGCAACTTTTGACGGCACAAACTTTGCCACTACCGGACAAGTGCAAGCCGCCTCCTACAACGGCGGCCAACTCGCCGGGATGAGAAACAAAATCATCAACGGCAAGATGGAGATCGCGCAGCGGGGGACGAGTTTTGCGGCGATTGCAAGCAGTGCCTATTCTCTGGATCGGTGGACCCCCGGATACGTAACGTCTGCCGTTACCACAATATCTCAGCAGTCCGATGTGCCTAGCAGCAACGAGTTCCAGAGCAGCCTGCGAATTGCTGTCACCACCGCCGACACCAGTATTGCGGCTGGTGACGGATATGGCATTGAGCAGAAAATCGAGGGGTACAACGTCCGCGACCTGATTGGTCGCACCTTCACGCTGTCGTTCTGGGTTCGCAGCAGCAAGACAGGGATTCACTGCGTTTCACTTCGCAACTCTGGGAATGACCGCTCTTACGTTGCCGAGTACACCATCAATGCCGCGAACACTTGGGAGCAGAAGTCGATCACCGTCAACGGCGGGCTGATTACAGCAGGCACATGGAATTGGACCGATGGTGTCGGCATCAATCTACGGTTTGAATTGGCTTGCGGCTCTAATTTCTATACTACCGCCAACGCATGGCAGACCGGACTTTTTTTGGGAACCTCCAACCAAGTTAACTGCCTCGACAGCACCTCCAACATCTTCGCCATCACGGGCGTGCAGCTTGAGGTGGGCGGCGTGGCTACGCCGTTTGAGCATCGGCCGTTTGGGGCGGAACTGGCTTTGGCGCAGAGGTATTACGAAAAGTCGTATTCCATTACGACAAACACAGGCACCGCTACCGCTAACGGCATGGTCCTCTGTCCGTCGACTGATCAATCCTCCTCGCAGTATGTTGGGGTGACGCAGACTTACAGGGTTGAAAAACGCGCCGAGCCAAGCACGGTTTCATATTGGGACGTTGCTGGCAATTCGAGCCGTACATCGACCTACACGACGGGCGGCCTCACTCGCGTTGACAACAACAACAACGTGCAGACGATGGTTTCGGGCACTTCTGGGTTCTACGGCATTGTGAACACTGCTGCCGCAGTGTTCCCAGCGTTCCAGTGGGCCGTCTCGGCAGAACTGTAATGAGGTAACGCACTATGTACAAACTAACCATTGGCTGGCCCAAGCGAATTTCTGACGGTGTTTTCGTCAACCCCGAGACCAACCCCGAGTATCTCGCATGGCTCGCCGCAGGCAACACCCCCGAGCCCGCCGCCCCCCCCCCAGCCCCTGACCACGCCGCCCTGCGCCGCGCAGCCTACGCCGCCGAATCCGACCCGATCTATTTCATGTGGCAGCGCGGCGAATCCACCCAGCAGCAGTGGCTGGACAAGATCGCCGAGATCAAGGCGCGGTGGCCCGCATGATCACGCTCATCGCCCTGGTATTCGCGGCCAGCTACGCGCTGTGGATCTTCTACCTCGCCGTGATGAACCTGAAGCGCGTGCGCGACATGGGCAAGCTCGGCACCGTTGCCAAGGTGTTTGGCTATCCCGTCTTGCTGGTGGGCTATGCGCTGGATGTGCTGGTCAACGTCACGCTGATGACCGTGCTGTTCTTGGAAATCCCCCAAGAGACGACCGTGACCGCGAGGCTCAAGCGACACAACCGCACGGGCTCAGGCTGGCGTCAACGACTGGCTGCTTGGTTTGAACCGTTGATTGACCCCTACGACCCCAGCGGGGATCACATCTAGGAACTGCCATGCTCCCCATCGTTGCCTCCATCGTCTCAGGTCTGATCTCCAACGGCCTACCCAAGATCGCTGACGCCGTTCTGGAAAAGGGTGTGGACTACGTTGAGCAAAAGCTCGGCGTGACGCTCAAGCCTGAAGACGAGATGAAGCCCGAGGATGTCAAGGATCTTCGGGAGCGGGCCATGCAGCATGCTGAGTTCATGGCAGAGATTGACGCTAAAGATCGCGCCAGTGCCAGAGACAGGGAGGTGCAAATCTCCACAAACGACAAGGCTCCGCTGATCAACAAAATTGTCACCCCCGTGTTGGCGCTTGGCGTGGTGACGTTGGCTTTTGCTTTGTTCGGTGTTTTGCTTTTCATTGAAGTCAAGCCCGAGGCCAAGGACATTCTGATCTACGTCATGGGCGTTCTGTCTGCTGCAGTGACGCAAATTTTGTCCTACTACTTCGGTTCCAGTCAGGGTAGTAAGGACAAGAGTGATCTTCTCAAGGAACAGCAAAAGTGATCACGGAGCAGCACTTGTCTGCCGCAGGGGTAAAAGACCCCGGCGCGTGGCTTGCTGCCATCCAGTCAGCCTGCGCTGAGTTCCAGATCAATACGCCCAAGCAGATCGCTGCCTTTATCGCCCAGACGGCACATGAAAGCGCCGGGTACACCCGCCTAACAGAGAACCTGAACTACAGCGCCGAAGCCTTGATGCGTGTGTGGCCCAAGCGGTTCCCTACCAAAACTGTTGCTGACGCTTTCGCCCGCAAGCCAGAACTGATTGCCAATCAGGTGTACTCAAGCCGCATGGGTAATGGGCCTGTGCAGAGCGGCGACGGGTGGAAATTTATCGGCAGGGGATTGAAGCAACTCACGGGCCGGGACAACTACACTCGCTGTGGAAACGCGCTGGGATTTAAGCTGGTTGAGAGCCCTGAATTGCTGCTTCGCCCTGTGGGCGCTTCGCGCTCTGCCGGGTGGTTTTGGCGGGTAAACGACTGCGGACCCTTGGCAGATGCCGGTGAGTTTGAGAAACTGACCAAGCGAATCAACGGCGGGCTCATCGGTCTTGAGGATCGCAAAGCGCGGTACGACCGTGTGCTGGCGGTAGGAAACTGACATGCTCAGAAAATTGCAACTCAAGTCGGGGCTGAACCGCGAAGGAACACGTTATTCAACGGAAGGCGGCTGGTATTCTTGCGACAAGATCCGCTTCCGTTCAGGTCAGCCTGAAAAAATTGGCGGTTGGCAGCAGGTTACAAACAGTCAGTTTCTTGGTATCTGCCGTTCACTGTGGACATGGGCAGCACTGGCGGGTCAAAAGTATGTCGGTCTAGGCACAAATCTTAAGTACTACATCGCCTTGGCCGGTGGTGGTTTGTACAACGATGTAACGCCCATCAGGGATACCGTAACGCTGACAAACCCTTTTTCTACAACTAACGGATCACCAACGGTAGCAGTGTCCGATGTCGCACATGGTGGTGTTACTGGCGACTTTGTGACGTTCTCCGGCGCTACCGCAGTGGGTGGCTTGACTCTGAACGGCGAGTACCAGATTACGGTTACTACCGTAGACGCCTACACCATTACAGCAAGTTCCAATGCTTCATCCACTGCTGGCCCCGGTGGCGGCACGGTAACTGCGGCATATCAGATCAACGTCGGTGATGAGATCCAAACGGGCATTTCCGGGTGGGGCGCAGGGCCTTGGAGCGGCGGTGGATGGGGAGTTGGGGCCACAAGTACCACAAGCATCCGCATTTGGAACCACGACAATTTTGGTGAAGACCTGATCTACGGCCCAAAAGACGGGCCTCTGTACTATTGGGATCAGACCGCTGGTTTGACCACCCGAGGCGTTGCGCTGTCTTCCCTGTCTGGTGCGTCTGACGTTCCTACAGTGCAGCATCTTGTTCTTGTGTCTGACACTTCCCGTTTCGTGCTGGCGTTTGGGTGTAACGACTATGGTTCGTCTACTCAAGACACCATGCTCATCCGCTGGTCGGACCAAGAAAGTGCTGTCAACTGGACTCCTGCGATAACCAACCAAGCGGGCAGTCTGCGGCTTTCTCACGGCTCAAGAATTGAAGCTGCCGCTCAGGTGCGGCAAGAGTTCTTGGTGTGGTCTGACACCGCCCTGTACTCGCTTCAGTACCTCGGCCCCCCGGTGGTGTGGGGCTCTCAGCTTCTGTCTGACAACACTTCAATCGTGAGTGACCGAGCCTGGGCCACTGCTTCGGGCGTCACCTATTGGATGGGTAATGGTAAGTTCTACCGCTACGACGGACGGGTGGAAACGCTTGTCTGCGATCTGCGGCAGTACGTTTTCAGTGACTTCAACACCAACCAGACAGAGCAAGTCTTTAGTTCCACCAACGAGCAGTTCAATGAAATTTGGTGGTTCTACTGTTCTGCAAGCTCTACTGTTGTGGACCGTTATGTGATCTACAACTATGTTGAGAAGGTGTGGTACTACGGCATGATGGGCCGTACCGCCTGGATTGACACCAGCGTTGCCAGCGATGTGCCAATGGCTGTTGATTACAACCGGCGCTTGCTTAATCACGAAACCGGGGTAGACGACAACGCAACAACCACAACGCTTCCCATTGAGGCGTACATCACCTCGTCAGAATTTGACATTGATGACGGGCACAATTTTGGGTTTGTGTGGCGGGTTATCCCTGACGTAAATTTTACGGGGTCTACCGCTACCAGCCCGACGATGAACTTGACGCTGCTTCCTTTGCAGAACTCGGGCTCAGGGTATACCCGAGGCATCACGCCCGTTGCGTCTGTGATTGCAGATATGTCAGTGGCGGGTGAGAATTCTTACCCGGTCATCAGGAGCACGACAATCCCGGTAGATCAGTACACAGGCCAAGTCAACATCCGTGTTCGCGGCAGGCAGATGTCCATCAAAGCGGCGTCTGATCAGATTGGCGTGCAGTGGCAGTTGGGTGCGCCCAGAATTGACCTCAAGCCAGACGGACGCAAAAGCTGATGACAATCTGGTCAACCATCATCAAGCGCTTTCGAGCGCCGCCGCTGCCCAAGCCTACGCAGGATTACGACAAGGGGTACTTGGATAACCTCGTCAACATCCTTCGCCTGTACTTCAACCAACTAGACAACCTGCTGGAGCAGATCGTGGCAACTACTGGAAGCGCTGTGCCAGTCTCCATCGGCGGGACGAATGTTGACGCCTTTGGCCGGGTACGTGTAAGCGCACCATACACCATCTTTGATTCTCAGAACCGCTACGCTATTGACAATCAGTTTGACACGAGCACGGCCACTGGAGGGTCAACCACGTACCTGCCCAACGAATCATCGGTGCGGATGGATGTCACCACTTCCAGTGGTTCTGAAGTTGTAAGACAAACTTACAGGTGCATGCCGTACCAGCCGGGTAAGGGGTTGTTGTGTTTGGCTACGTTCGTTATGAACACTGCCAAGACCGGGCTTCGCCAGCGGGTGGGGTACTTTGGAACCCAGAACGGCGTATTCCTTCAACAGGCAGACAGCACCGTCTCTTTTGTTCTACGGTCGTACATTTCAGGGTCTGTCAGCGATGCGCGGACGGTCAACCAAGCAGACTGGAACGGCGACAAACTTGATGGTACTGGGGTATCAGGCTACACCCTGGACCTGACCAAAGCACAAATTTTGTGGATGGACTTTGAATGGCTTGGAGTAGGTTCGGTTCGTTGCGGGTTCATCATTGACGGGCAGTACATCGTCTGCCACACGTTTGAGAATGCAAACGACATCACTTCTGTCTACATGACCACGGCAATTTTGCCGGTCAGGTATGAGATCACCAACACCGCAGCGACGGCCAGCGCTTCGTCCCTGAAGCAAATTTGCTCATCGGTGGTTTCAGAAGGTGGGTACGAGCAGACATCCATTGAACACGTTGCCCGCAGGACAACGACCAGAACTTCGATTGGCACGACATTCGTCCCTCTGGTGTCCATCCGGTTGGCTTCCACCGCGCTGAACGCAGTGGTGCTGCCCGTAAAATTTAACGTGATGCCGACCTCGACGGGGGATGACTTTGAGGTTATTCTGGCAAAGAACAGCACAGGGCTGACTGGGGCCTCTTGGGCTGCGGTCTCAAGCGATGCCAACGTGGAGCAGGACACTTCTGCCACGGCCATGACGGTAGGTACCATTGTGGACATGCAGTACGTGAAAGCCACCAACCAGTCCAGCGGGACGATCAACCAACCTGCGGCGTACAACTGGGATCTTCAGTTGGGCTCTTCCTTGACGGGGACGAGCGATATCTATACGCTGGGCATCCGGGTGCTGTCGGGCTCTTCTGGTGCGGCCATCGGGTCTTTGACCTTCTACGATTTGACGCAGTGATAGGTTAATTGGGATCTGACATGACGACGCTGACCCCACAAAATACGGCGCTCTTAGATTTCTTCCGAAGGCAGTTCGGTGGAACTTCTGCCCCTACTCCTGCCCCTGTTCCGGTCCCTACCCCTGCCCCTGCTCCATCTCCGCCCGCTTTAGGTGATGCCTGGACAGCAGTGCAAGAATCACTTGCGTCTGATAACTATGACCCAAATAAAGGAGTTGACTTTTTTCGGACGTTTATTGAGGCAACGCAACCACCTCCCCCGCCTCCTGCATTTGACTTAACTTCCTACGATTGGTCGTTGGGGAGTAGAAATGATATTAGAGATATAAAAGGTCTAGGTACGCCTTGGTATGCCGACACATGGACCGTTGATCCTTTGTATATTGGGTTAACTGATACACCAAATGTACTTAAAGCTTACTATACTGGTCGAACAAAAGATGAAGATACTTATCGACTGGTAAACCCATCAACTGGTGAAATTATTTCATCTCGTACTTTTGGTGGTCCAACATACACTCAAGAACCTTGGGGGCAATGGTTTAGCACAGGCAACAAAGACTGGACCGGTTATGTTTCAGACTCCGCGCAGTGGGCAGAAAATCTTCCTAAGTTTGGTTTTAAGGGCAATATATTCGACCCCGATCCCGAAGGTAGCGGCGGGTTTACACAAGAAGCGCAGGCGGCAGTAGATAAACTAAAAAAACAGGGGTACGACTTTCTTGCGAACCCGAGCACAGTTCATGATTACAAAGTAGCCATAACGCCGCTAGAAACATACAAACTCAATACACGGGCCAGTTCAGTTTTTGAAGATCTCGCGCCTTTTCTTGGGCTACTTGCTATTCCTTTTACTGGCGGGCTTTCTGCTGCTTTGGCAGGTGGCACTGCAACACTTGGTTCCACTATTGCAGCAAACGCCCTGGTTCAGGGTGGTATTGCTGGGTTGGCGGGGCAAGACCCTTTGCAGGCGGCAATTCGTGGTGGGGTTACCGCAGGCATCGGATCGCTTGTAAACCCTATCGCAAGTTCTATCGGTTCTGACGTATTGAACGCAACGGACAGCAAGTTCCTCAGCGATGTTGTTTCTGGTGCGGTAAAGGGTGTGCCGGGTGCGCTGATGTCTGGTGATGCCAGCAACCTGTTGACGGGCGCTGTAACTGGAGTCGTGGGTTCACAAGTTGGCGACCAACTGGGTTTGACTCCGAAGCAGAGCCAAGTGGCTATGGGCATCGCATCCAAGTTGCTACAAGGCGGCGACCTGAGCCCATCGGACATTTTTAGAATTGGCACTTCTTTTGGTGGCAAGACGCCTACGGCATCTGAAACGGCAGTTGGAGGTGGCGCTGAAACGTCTGGCTTCTTTGACCCCGATGTGGAAGCGGATCTGCTGTATTACGGATCTGACCCTGACCAAGAAAAGTACATTGACGAAGACCGTCTACTTGCAAGGTATCCTGCACCGACCGTAGAAGACGTAAGAACTACGATGAGTCCGATGGAACTGAACAAGTTCCTTGAAGCAAACATTGAAGATCCGGGCACCATTGCGACGTTGATGCAGGAATACTTTCCTGAGTTGTACAGGCAGCAGATTGAAGTGGTTGGTAATCGGCCCCCGATTGAAAGTTTTATTGAAGTCCCTGACCGCACGCCGGGTAGCCCGACAGACACCACGCCACAACCGCCTGTGCTTGATGACGATAGGACTGTTGCACCCACCCCTGCTCCAGCGCCGGGTCCAAGCCCTGCGCCATCTCCTACACCTAGCCCAGCGCCCAAGGCACAATCGGGGATGGATTTGAGCGCCTTGTTTGCGTTGTTGGGAATGATGAACCAAGACGAGGACAAGCCTGATCCGTATCAGGTGGCGCAGATCAATGCACGAAGCCCGTTTGGAACTGTTTATGACCAGCAGCAAGAACTGTTGGGCTTGATGGAAAGAGGTTGAGTATGGAAGAAGATTCTTACCCGATTGACTGGTCGTACTACTTTGTCGACAACCCAGCAAGTTACGAGGAAGCGCTTCCCGGGATTGACCCTTACGGACCGGGTAGTGGATGGGGGCAAGACACGCTATCGGCAATGGGTGTTGCTAACGACACAAACGCTCCGGTTGGGTGGGATCGCCTGTTCTCAAACATCAAGAACATCGGCGGCAAAGCGTTAAATTTTGCAGGCACCAACCAAGGCATCATGGCAATCCTTGCTGCGATTGCTGCGGCGGCAGATCGTCAGAAGCCCCGAGGTGGTGGAACCGCTCAAGCCTACGCTGGACCTACCCCTGTTACCCGCACGATAACGCAAGGCAAGTACGGTCCCATTGCTCGGTACGCGGCCAATGGTGGTTTGATGCAGGCTTACGCCCAAGGTGGTCAGGTGCAGATGGAAGACGGCGGGTTTGTAATGACCAAGAAAGCCGTTGATGGCGCTGGTGGTCCCCAAGGACTTGCTTCTTTGATCCCAGGTGCGAGAATGATCGGAGGCCCACCTGACCCGACCGGGCGCAAAGATTTGACCCCTGCGGTGATCCACGGCCCCAACGGGCAGACACCGGCAAAGGTTTCTCGAGGTGAAGCGTATGTTCCGAAGCACGTGGTTGACGACAACGGCGGCTCACACGAAATGTACGCACTGATGAACAGTCTCCAAAGGAGAGCGTAATGGCAACCGCCGCAATCGACCCCTCTCAATCCACCCTCTCTCCCAATTTTTCCTCGTATGTCTATGACATGCTGGGTAAAGGGCAAGGGCTTGCAAGTCTGCCGTACCAAGAGTTCACCGGCCAGCGGTTTGCTGGGCCTTCGCAGCTTCAGTCTCAAGCGTTCACAGGGCTAGGCTCTCTTCAAACGCCTTCTTACTTCCAGCAAGGCGCAGGGATGCTGGGTGGTGCTGGCGGTTCGTTTACCAATCCCGGTACAGCGCAGACGTTTATGTCTCCGTACATGCAGAGCGTGGTGGACATCAACAAACGAGAAGCCCAACGTCAAGCGGACATCGCCGGTACTCAACGGGGTGCTAAATTTGCACAGTCTGGGGCTTTTGGTGGGGCAAGACAAGCCATTGAGAACGCCGAAGCAGATCGAAACCTTCAGATGCAGTTTGGAGACATCCAAGCCAAGGGTCTGCAAAGCGCCTTTGACCAAGCCCAGAAGCAGTACAACGCCGAGCAAGAAGCGCGGATGCGGTCTGGGTATAGCCTGAGTTCACTCGGCCTTGAAGGGCTGAAGCAACAACTTGGTGCTGGCGCAACTCAGCAGCAACTGGAACAGCAGCCGCTTGACTTCGGATATCAGCAGTTTCAAGAATCCATGAAGTACCCGTACCAACAGGCGACGTTCCAGCAAAGTCTGTTGCAAGGTCTGCCCCTCCAAGCGCGGGCTTATGACGAAGGCCAGGGTATTCTGGGTTCACTGATGCAAGGCGGGCTATCTGGACTGGCGCTGTACAACTTGCTGAACAAGCCTTGAGGTAAATATGCAAGGAATCCAATCGCTGATGCCCGGTCAGGCTCAACAAGCCCCGCTGCCGGGAATGATGCCGCAGCAGAGTTCTTCTACGCCCGGTGCAATGACGGGCTCCTTGAAGAACATGCCGATGGAACAGTTGAAGATGCTGTTCCAAAACCCGCAACCCGGCAGTCCTCCGCTGTGGGCGGTGATCTCTGCTTTGGCTGAGAAGCAGAAAGAAGCCCAGGCTATCCAAGCGGCGATGGGTCAAGGCGCTATGGCTCAGAACGCCCAGATGCAGCAGCAACCTCCGGTGGCGGCACAGGTGGTGCAGGCAGCACAGGGCGGCATCATGCAAGGCTACGCTGGTGGCGGTGCTGTGGCGTTTGATCGTGGCACGGGGCCACAAGGATTGCCACAACAGAATCCTGAAGAAGATTTGTCTGACGATCCTAGCCTTCCCTTGCGCGAGCGGTGGATTCGTTCTCAGAAGCGGGCAGAACTATCTCGTCAACAAGGGGTTGGCCGTTCGTTTGCAGAACGCTTCACTGCGCCGACTGAAAGCACAACGGATACGGGCGATGAACTGTCCCGTATGCTGGGCCGAGTGCCTGCGCCCGTCCCTATGTCTATGCGAGATACGCGAGGCATGACTCCTGCAACGGTGGCAGCAGCGCGTAATTTGGGAATTGGGCAAGTGCCTCAACAGCGCCAGCAAGCACAGCAGGTACAGCAAGCAGCACAGCCTGCACCTGTTGCGCCATCAGATTTGACGCCGGAAATGCTCAAAGCGTTTGCTGACCGCGAGGCACAAATGCGTGGCCGGTTGGTTCGGCCTGAATCTTTGACCCGAGCAGAAGAAGGTCTTGCTGCACTAGCAAAGGCAAACATTGAAGCGCAACGTGCGGAAGCGGAAGCCTACGGGAAGGATATTCGTGCGGCGCGTGAAGCGGCGCTGGCTCAATCCCAGCGTAGTATCTTGGAAGATCCGCAAGCACTTCTTGCTTTGGCTGGAAGTATTGACGCCCGCAGGGGTCAGGCTATTGGCTCACTAGCCCGTGGTGCTGCTGGTGTTATGGGTCAAAGGCAAGCCGCTGCTGAAGCTGCACGCAAAGAATTTACCCAAGCACAGCGTGATGAGCGGACGATGCAGGCTAACCTGCGGCAGACGCAGATGCTTGAGGCTCAGCGTCAAGTTGCTCTTGAGAAGGGTAAGTTGGATGAAGTCAATGACATCAATTACAAGTTGGCTCAACTGGGAATGGAGCGGGAGCAGTTCCGTCTGACTCGCGGCGACAAGGCGTTTGAGCAGGCAATCGAAGGGCGCAAAGTTGCAGCAACTGAGCGGACTGCACGTGCGGCTGAAATTAACGCGGGCAAGCCGAGCGAGATGGACATTGCGCTGAATCGCCCTGAAGAATACGCACGTGTCTTGAAGGCCAGGGCAGAAGCCACCCAGGCCCGCGTAAGCCCAGAAGATCGCAGAGCCGCTACGATGGAGCGGTATGCGGACAACTGGGAAAAGTTGGACATGATGCAAAAGAGTGAACTTGCTAAGCAAGGCGTGACCAACTTCCAGCAATATGTTCGTATGCGCGATCAGATGACTGCTGGAAACATTCCGCAAGCACCTAGCCAAGGTACGCCCGCTGTTGGTACAGTCATGCAGGGGTACAGGTTCAAGGGCGGCAATCCTGCCGACAAGAACAACTGGGAAAAGGTGTAAGTCATGGCTGGACCGTGGGAGCAGTTTCAATCTACTGGTCAAGGGCCGTGGACACAATTTGCTCCTGTTGCCCCGCCTGCACCTGAAAAGCAAAGCGCCTTTCGTCAGATTGCAGACGTACCGCTTGGCATAGCCAAAGGCGCGGTGCAAGGCGTTCGCATGATCGCGGACGCTTTTGGTGCCGGGTCTGAAACATCCAAGACCATTAAATCTGCTGAGACATACCTTGCAGATTTGATGTCTGCACAGGCCAAGAACGACCAGCAAGAAATCTCACGCATCATGAAGGATGCGGAAGACAAGGGTGTGCTGGATCAGGTTAAGGCTGGTATCAAAGCCTTCACCGTTGCCCCGGTTGACACACTGAGCAGTGCTTTGGGTACTGCTGCGCCCGTCATTGCCGGTGCGCTGGGTGCCAAAATTCTTGGTGCTGGTGCGCTTGTAAGCACTGGTGTTTCAGCACTGACCGGCGCAGGCATGGGTGCTGGAACTATCAAGGGTTCCATCTATGAGGAAACCAAGAACGCACTGAAAGAAGCTGGTGCTTCTGAACAAGACGCTGAGGCTAGGGCCAAACTTGCGCAAGAGTACGGTGGCAAGAACCTTGACCAAATTTTGTTGGGCACTGTGCTGGGTGGCGCTGCTGCTGTTGGCCCGCTGGAAAAGGGCGGTGCGGCAATATTGGCACGCAGAATTCTTGGCAAGACTGGTACAGAAGGCGCGGAATCTGTAGCAGGGCAAGCGGCCAAGGGTGCCGTTCGCCGCCGTTTGGAAGCCGGTGCGCTGGAAGCGGCTCCTGAATTTATCCAGGCAGGACAAGAGCAAGTAGCGCAGAACATCGCTCTTCAACGGGAAGGGTTTGATGTACCTACGTTCCGTGGGGCAGTGAGTTCTGCTACGTTGGAAGGTCTTGCTGGTGCTGGGCTTGGCGCTGCGGTTGGTGGTGGTAAGCCCGCTGAGAAGCCTGCGGAAGAAAAGCCTGCTTCTGAAACAACTGCTGCGCCCGCTGCCGCTCTGGAGTACAAGCCAGAGCCATTTATCCAGTTCCCCGATGGGACGGTAGCCAAGCGCTCTGAAGTAGAGGCGTA